ATCTCGTCAAATAAACTTTCATCCATAAACCATTGTTTCATGCGTTTAAGAGCTAAATTAATTGCTGATAAAATCAATGCGTCTAAATCAGTATCAATTATATCGTAATCAGCTAGTTTTTTAATGTCTGATGTAATTGATGTAACGGTGGTTTTTGCCATTATTCTTTCCTTTTTTCTATTTCTATCTTAAAGACTATATCCTGTATAACCTGGAAATCTTCGGGTGTTGTTGATCTATACGTGAAAATCTTATAGCTTGAACCTTCGTTTACTACATATCCCCATGAATCACTTGTTCTATTCTCACTTCGTATATCTAGCTTTCTTCCTGTCTTTGCAAACTCTTGTTGTAACTCTAACGGCCAACACGAAAACGGAACTATTAAAGAATCAGCTAACGCTACTGTACTCCAAAGAACTAATAATATTATTAAAGCTATTCTCATATATCTCCTAAAAAGGGAGGGGGTTTTATACCCCTCCCAATTAGTCCTAGTCAAGATTTATAAAACACTCGACGTCATCTGCTCCTGTTGCGGCTGAATCGTAGAAGAAACCTGCATTACCATTTAAGGCAGGCTGAGTTACGCTAGGTAAAAACGGTGCCGCTTCTCCGGCTGTACCGCTTGTCCCCATAGCTTCTCCGGCTGTCGTTATTGTTGTAGTAACATTAACTTGAGCCAATCCATACGTTTGTAGCCATGTCCAGTTGCGTTTTCCCACGTCTTCTGCTGCTGTGTTACCATCTACGTCAGGTGTTAATGCCTGAACAGAGATAATACCAGCAACCGCTGAATCGTGTGAAGTTGTTGAAGTTGTTACCGTTACACCGTCATCATCTACCAAATACCATGTTACTATGGAATCTGCGGCTAAAGTAGCCGAACCAGCGTAAGTAGGTGGAACGTATCTAACCATACGAAATATTTTATGAGGGTCTTGCTGATATTTACCCTGACCTAAAATATCTCCCGTCCCTGGACTCATTCTATATCCAGGTAATGCAAATGCCACTCCTGCAATAAGAAGAATGGCGACAATAGATAAAAAGATTCTTTTCTTCATCGTTTCCTCCTTTATGCAGTAGACACGTTAGATAACAATACGTGTGCTCTTGGGTTATTAGTTGTAAGATTACAGAAAGTCCAGAAATATAAAGCCTTATCTAGTTTCTGCCCGACTCTTTCAAATCCATCTGGATTCCACGTAAAGTTTCCGTCTTTTAAGACTTTGAACTTTATGTAGTTAGAGTTGATTAAATAAACGTAATTAGATGTAATTGTGTTAGCTCCACCTAATACATTTGTATTCTCAGGTGCTAATGTCATGTTACCGATCTTGATTGTGTCAAAACCGAGTTGTGCCATAGCATCATCAGGTCTGTAACGATTTAACGTAGCTAAATAACCGCTTAAACCAGCCCAGAGTTCATCTTCCATGATCCCCATATCTGGTGCGTCTATTCCGCCAGAACCTACTGAATACCTGATTTTCTGTCTTGTTAATGCTGAAATACCAGCTTCAGAACCTATGTCTGCAACAGCAGTGTCATAATGCCCGTTCTGTAAGTAAGTATTACCGCTTCTACTTAACCCACCTATTGTTCCTGCTGTAGGCGTTGCTGTAATCAAGTTAGGAATACTTTCTGGCTCATCTGTGCCAGGAGAAGTTGCCCAAAAAGCAGAGTTGAACTGATTAGGAATTGTGCTTTCTGCTTGATCTCTCAAGGTTCTAGCAAACTCTTTCATCATAGCCTTGCCTTTATTCCGTGCTTGATCTAACTTGTTGATTACTATCGAGCCAGTAAAGGTCTTGATTGGAAACCTTAATCTGGCTGACGGGTCTTGCAGTTGTGCTGTCATGTCTGCTACATTACTCTGCCACTTGAAATTTGAACTTTCAGCCTTCGAAATACCATTCCAAAATTCTAAACCACCATCTATAACTTGAAAACGCTTAGATGAACCTTCTTTTTTGTCTTTCATTTTTAAGAAAGAAAATAAGAAGTTTGTATTGATGATACCATCACCATGTGGCCCGAAATCGGGTATAGTATGAAGAACTAAAGATTCAAGAGCTGTGTCGTCACTGGCGTACTCTACGTTTGTTGCACCGGCATTATCTGACAAACACCGGACAGTCCACGCAAGCCATTCGCTGAAAAAACCTTTCATTCTTTACTCCTTAGCTTACATTTAATGTATCTAAGAAAGCGTCTGCGTCCTCCTCAAAATTCCCTGTCTTTTTAGGAACTCCACCTGGAGCACCTGCTGCCGAGATATTCTGACGTTGTGAGCCTTTCATTACATCACGTTCCTGTTGTTTATTGCCAGTCTTTAACCTTTCGACTGTCAGTGTATGATAGATTTGATCGAAGTGTGCTTTAATGTCTGGTTGTATTGCTTCAGGGTTTGCATCCATATACTCGTTTAACTTAGGTTCGATGTCTTTCTTGAAATCTAAAATACCTTCGCTAGTGATTGTTTCCTTCATCGCTGTAACCATACTGGTAGCGTTATTGGATTTCTCTGTTGTCTTTAAACTTTCGTCATAAGGTGCGAGTTTCTGCGGTAAGACTTTCCCTAACCTGTCATTAACTATAACATTTGCTATCTTAGCGACATCTTCGATAATTGCCCGTGTCTCTGCACGTTTCGTTGGCTCCATATTATCTAAATTAACGCCTAGTTTATCAATGATTAGATTAACGTCATCTTCCGGCTTACCCTGTGCCTGAAAACCTGACTCTAATAACTTCTTATCTATCGCCTCTTGAGTGTACCCTTCTGCCTTCATCGACATTTTGATATACTCAGGGGAGGAACGTATTCTATCGGCTTCCTCAATTTTGACTCTATCTTCTTCTGATAAAGTGGTTTTCGCTTCTGCTTCCCGTTGTAGTTTATCAATTAGCTCTCTCTGTTTAATCCAAGCTGGGTCTGTGTGATACCCCTTCTCCTCAACATAAATTTTAAGAGCCTCCTGATCCTCACCTAAGATTTCTTTGATTTTCTCAATTCTCTCTTCGGTTGTTAAAGAATCATCTGCTTCAACTTCCTTAACCTGTTCCGTTTTTACTGGTTCGGCTCCAGAGGTTTCGGGTTGAGCTTCTTCATCTTCCGGTTTTGTCTCAGTTGAGGGGTCTGCTGGTGTTTCCTTCACCACTCCGTCAAAGAACTCGTCTGCCTTTGATTCAAAGTTGTTAGCCTCTTTGTTTTCTGGTTCCATCGTTTCTCCTGTTCTTTAACCACGCTTAGAGTGCGTAGAGTTGAATCCTAATTCGTTTGTTGATTCTATTAATTCTAACATATCTTCTGCGAAATGTGCTAAATCCGCATAAGTGGAATTACACCCGCCACTATCCCGATACACTCTTATTCGTTCCTTTAAACGAATTGATAGCTCAGTATGTTTGCCCATTATATCTTAACCGCAAATTTAACTACTCCGGCTTTCCTGTCGTCTACTTGTCTAATTTCCTTACCATCATATTCAGTAAGAAGTAACGCCAAGGCTACATCACGTACATTACCGCTTTCTATTTCCTTGGCTTGTTGATAATAATCTGAAACCTGAACAACCTTGTATTTAAGTACCTTCTTAACTTCTTCAACTACCTTTACTTCTTTATCTTTCTTAACCATCAAACTCCTCCTTTAATTTTCGACATTTTCTCTTTGACCTGAACATTTAAATCCCGTTTCATCTTTACGTCTTTGGGTTGCCTGTACCCTGCTTTCTCCCACTTCTTCCAGCTATCTATTGTCTGCCCTGAACTAGGGTCTGTAAACTCGTTCTTTAACCCGAAACTATCACGTGTTACCGGTGTTAGACTGCCTATCATGCGTAATACGTGTGTTGTATCACATTGTGGACACCTTTGTTTATCCCTGTGATTCATATCACACAAAACATCAAAAGACTTAAAACATACATTACATTGGTACTCGTATAAGATACTAAGCTCCCTGTGCTTGTTCCTCTATCTTTATTGCTAGGCAACGATTTGACGAGTGGGTCTAGCATTATTCTCATAAGGCTAGAGATGTATTTGCAACAGCACCGCCTTAATTACTCGTATAGTCACGTTGCATGGTGTATATTCGGGAGAACCGTATTCTGCACGCCTTGCCCCCACTCCGTCAGATTGCGGATACACTCTACAGTTTTCAGCGTTACCTATTCCGCCACTAGCAATATTATAATTTGGTATTCCTAATCGTTTTAATCTTGTCTAACAAAACTAATGGAATAATGCTAAATTCTTTTCTTAAATCCTTTTTCCGTAAATCCATTTTATGCGACCAGGCATATAATTTATTCTTATACCTAAACAGTGTTAATATTTGTCCGTTCTTAAATTCTTTACAATCGTATTTATTTATCATGCCTGACCTTGTGCTTGTTCCTCAGCCTGTGCTTGCCTTGAAGCATCTTCTTCTGGGCTTATCGTTTCTCCACCTGCTGTTGGTACATTGGGTACTGTGGCTGGTTGATGGTCTACAAATATCTTATCAGGGTTCCAACCGAACTCTTTGCTGACCTTCCTAATCTCGTCTATATTAATGTCTTTCCCTTGCTCAATTAAAACTTGTCTAGCTCCCACTAACTGATTCATAAAGAAGAACATCATGTTTAACTCTTGCTGACGATTCTTCTGTGCCGCTGATGCTATGTCTATCTTAACCATGTAGTCACCAGTCAACATATCAGTAAGAGGGTTCTCTACTATTTGCCTATCTGGATTGTTCGAGTCAGGTACCATTTTAGGTACATACCAGTCCATCTTTGGGTTGCCGGTTACTTTTAAGAAAACCTCGCCATCCCAGAAGGTGGCAATCAAGTCTTTCCCTGTCTCTAACTCGTTATTGATTAAAAGCCTTAGCCCTTCTTGTATATCTACGTTACGGGTCTTAAAGCCTTCTTCTTGGATTGCTAACTCTGTAGCGAACTCAGGCTGTGACCTTCCTGAAATCCTTGACTCTGAGACACTCCATAACTTGTTCTTCTGGTCTTGGAAGATACTTAACAGTTCTTTATTCTCTAGCGAAACATGTGTTGCTGGTAAAGGAGTTACCGCTCCTATTGTATTCCCGTCAATCTCAACTAAATCGTTTACGTTCTTGCTTCTTAACGCTTCTTTTGCGTCAGTCTTAACTTTGTTCTTATCAGATACATACTTAGGTACGTTCCTTTCTGCTACGTCTTTCATGTGCCTGACGTATTCGTTCATTTCATCTGCCATTTTCTTATTTATCTGTGCAAATGATTTAGGATATAACTTGCCGTACTTATGCAGAGTTCCTATCTTCATGTTGAAGCCGTTAGTTGTATATGGTCTTATGAACGTATCTAACTCACGCATCGTATTTTGGGGAGATAACACAATAGTCTGATACTTGCCACCTTTTAACCTTGCTTGGAACTCGAATAGCATGACTTTACGATTATGAATAGATAACTTATGCTTTGAATGTTCAAACATGTTTTCTTCGGCATTTACATCTTCCTTGAAATCAGGGTACTTAGCGTCAAACTCTGACTTTGACATGAATATCTTCTTGAAGTTATATCGTCTGTCTCTTAGCCTTGAAGCACGCCAATCTAACGGAACGTCTAATGGGTCGTACCTGCGGATATACGTGCCTTGTACTGTAGCAAAGTTCCCTTCAATAGCGGGAGACATCTTAGCTAAGTTATCTTCTGCCTCTTTGACGTTCATAGCTTTCTTTATGTTCTTAGCTGCTTTATCAAACACACTCTCTACTGGCTCAGGTTCTCCACTCTCAGGGTTATCTATTAAATCCTCTCTATCGCTAGGAGGTAACTGATCTACTTCTACTGCACAATATCCGGCATATAACATATCGAACAAAGCTAGTCTATTCTCTACTAAAGCCTCGGACTTATCAAATAAGTAAGAAAGAGCAGACTTCATCAAGGGTGTTCCTTCTTCTGCGTCTGGTCTCATGGCTTCTAACATAATATCAGGGTTCTGGTACATTATCTCTGAAATGAGTGAGTTAGTTGAAGGGAAATATTCGTTGATTACTGAAAGTCTTTGCTTGGCTGATACGTGAGGATATAAAGCGTCTACTTGGTCAACACCTTCATAATAGTTTATTAAGAAAGGATAGTTGTTACGCTGGATTAGTTCTACTCTCTGTCGTTCAATACAACTATTGGCTTCACTCAACCAAAAGCTGACCTCTGAAAAGTTTAGTGTTCCTTTGGGCATTATCTCTCTGCCTCCTCACGCTTACGTCTTTGTTCTAACATTTTATATTGAGCACTTATTGGGCTTAACTCTACATCTCGCTTTAAATCTGTCTCTGGTGGTCTTGACATCATTCCGTACCTCACTTCGTCTGCTGTATGATCTTCACCATCTGTATTCAAATCCTCTGGTCTGCGTGGGTCATGCACATTAGCTGGAAATGTTGTAACAAAATTGGTACACGTACTGAACACTTGGAACTTAGACTCGCCATCTTCAACTCTTAACGATTGTCTTAGATTACGCCAACCTTCAATCCGCCTGTTATCAGCTCTTGTTACTAAGAAACTATCCTGTTCACGATCTTCATAGTGTTTACTAATGACCTCTTGCATGACCTCGGCACCACTCTTGCCTTCTCTTGCGTCTTTAGTAAGGCTGTGATGCTGTTTGTCTCCGAAGATAGCGGGATCGAACACTCCATAATTAATCTGTTCGTCTCCGGATAACTCGCATATTCGTTTCGCCAACACATCGTAATGTAGTCCTTCCTCGTAAATCTCTCTGTACCTTACCACTCCACCCTCAGGGTTTACTGCGTACCAGCCTATGCTTGAGGGGTTCTTAAACCCGTAATCTCCTGCGATGAATCGTTTCCATAGCGTTGGTACGTAATAAGGTTCAACTACATGAACTCTAGGTGTCCACTCTTTGAAATACTGCCCTGCAAATATATTCCAGTCGCCTTCAAGTAAAGCCTTTCTTTCCTGTTCCGGTAAGGACTCTAGTCTCTTAACATACAAGGGGTCATTCTCTATCAATGACGGGTTATCGTATATCTTAGCCGGTATGAACATACTCGTAAGTCCAAGCTGATCTTTATACAACACCATAGGTTCTTTCTCATCTATGAACCTACGCTTTACCCATAAATGACCTACGTTGCCAGGGTTAGCTGTGCATCTTATCCTTACGGGAATCCTAGCGTCTGAGGTTCTTGCCTGTACCTTTAAGAAACTATACTGGCTTTCTGTGAACTCCTCAATCTGATCGAAACCCTCGTATTGGTATTCATGCCCTTGGTAATCATACTTGCTTTCTTCGTATTGACAATGAGCAAAGAACAACTTAGCACCACTCGGGAACACCCAGCATCTATCGCCCTTGTTATACTCGGCTATGTGTAAGAACCATTGGTGCGATCTATCTATAATCTCCCTTAACCTGGGAAATGTACGTCTGAATATAATACCTCTGTAATTCGGTAGCTCTATTAACTCAGGGTCTAAGAAATCAAATAGCAACCAATCAGTCTTTCCACCGCCCTTCGCTCCGCCATATAATATCTCGAATACCCAGAAGTATCTAAATGCTTCTGTCTGTGGCCCTGGATGAGGCTTCCACATCCTCCGGGCTGTATCTTTCAGGTCTGTAGATTTGGACATAGTTTCTTGACATATCTACTAGAACGCCTTTGTCACCTTCTAGTTCTTTACGCATTTCACTTAGTAAATCACATATATCTTTTTGGGTTTGTCCACGTTTCTTATCAATCAATCTTTCAAGTATGTTAATACGCTTTTCTTTCTCCCATGCAGGGTCTCTTGGAATGGCTGCGTAATTCCTTCTAAGTATTTGTAGTACACGTCTTTCTGACAATCCATACTTTTCGGATAACTCTGGATAATCCATGTTATGTTGCTTAAAGTCTAGGACTATAGAAGCGTCTCTTAGTCTGTTACGGCCTTTGATGTTTTCTGGTAGTTTCATTGTACTCTCGCCAATCTCTGCTGATATATTTTATTGTTATATAAAGCTCTTATCATTCCTGAAATGCTATCTTCTGCTGTGCTTATATCTATGACATCATATCCATCTGGTTTATGTGTTACTGTTGGTATGCCCTTAAAATATTGTGCTTTATAACCTGTGTCCATTATAGCCATTAATTCATCATCAACAACTGCATAGTCTCTTGATGGATTCTCTCTTACGGCAAGTTCTATGGTTTCGTATTGAACTTCGTTTACTAGGATTGCTAGTTTCATTTAATGCCTTTATTCATCTGCTCTAACCTTCTCGCATTTTCCTGTGATTTATTACATTTATAAGGATTAGGGTATTTATAGTTAATGAACCCTAGTGCGTATTTTCTACTTGTTGAGCTTGGATGTGATTTCTTCATCTGCCATTCTTTATATATAGTTTATATAGTATTATTGCTGTAATTATCCAAAACGATATAAATGCACAATGTATGTAGTAACTCAATACTTTCCCTGACTTCTTAACAGCCTCTTATTCTCTGCGGTTACAATTAATACAAATAGTCCGTATGCAAGTAAAGATGATATTGTAAGTAGTGTTCCTAATAGTATTGTAAAGGCTAGATATTTCATAATATAAAAAGGGGGATGCTCATTCCCTTTATTTTAGCTTTCATTACTTTACGAATGGCTCCCCCGTTATTTCCTTAAATTTATTTGATGCGTGATTTATGTCTCCCAAGAAATTCTCCCATTTTACCGGTGTGTCTAATTGCTTTATTATTGAATTCGGTTTTCTTGTGTTTGTCTTGCCAGATATAATATCATAATTATTACCTGATAACCATTGGTGATTTCGCATTTTCATCTCACTAACAGCATCAAACATAATTTACCTCCAATAATATAGTAACATTATAATCCTTTTTTTAACGCAAGTCAAATATTTTGTCAAATTACGTTATCCTTTCTGCAAATCTATCCCATATTTTTCCCATGTATATATGAAAGAATGGTATTACCCAAACCCATTGTCTTTGAATAAACCAATACTGTGTTTTAATATCTACTAATAATATCAGCGTAATCGGCAAGAAAACAAATAAGAATAAGAACCATGTATCTTTCTTCTTTCCGAACAAAGCTAACGGCAACAAAGAACCTGTCATAAAGAACGAACAAGCTGGGTGTCCTATTAGAACCGAGTATACTGTTACAATAAACTTTACTGGGTCTAGCATAGGGTTAGGTAAGTATTGAAACGTCGGTCTTATTGACTGTGCGTAGTTAGGAGTTACACCGAAAGTATTAAACTTAGCGTAGTAACACCATACAGGAAATGAGATTAAGAATGTTATTAGAAAGAACTTCCAGGGCTTTAAGTAGAACTTCTCATTGTTTAACATTACATAAAGACAGGGCAGTAAGAATATCAATATACCAAAAGCGTGGAAATTGATTGTTGCAAAGAAGAACAGTCCGGTTAATCCTTTCTGCCACTTGTTATAATACTGAACTCTTTTGCAAAAGTATAGACTAGCCAAAGCTAGGAAAGGTAGTACAGCGTAAGGTCTGAACTCAAAGGCATGATGAACTAACGAAGTATTAAAACAGAACAAACTCCAGCAGACTGCCCACCCTACCCACGTCTTAAAGTATATCTGTGATAGTCTAAACAAGAAGTAAAAGAGGATTATGTTTATTAGTATATGTGGGATATTGATTATCCATTTATTAAACTTGCCTACCTCGGCATCTCCGTAACCTTTATTATTCATCTTAACGAAAGGGTAAGTTAAAAGGTATTCTCCGACAAATGATGTATGATCCCCGTATAAATTATATTTCAGCACATTCTTGAACTGTTTGTTCATGGCTCTTAGTTGATGGAGTTCATCTGTCCAAAGGGTTAGCTTGTGTCTATACACTCCCCTCAAACCTAGTGATAATAATGTAAATAAAATAACTATAAAGATTATCTTTTTCATCTATCTATCCTTTCCATGTCGTCAATCTTAACTACACGAACAGCAGTTCCTTTTGAGAACGTCTTAACCGGCCTTATTAACAGCTTATCTTTTGTGATTCTATATCTGTCAGGATATAAAAGATTGCCGGACTTGTCCCTTGAACCTATCGTTACTTCAACATCATCATTTATTCTTGAAGCTATGCCTACTGAACCGCCGTTCATCCATAAATGCTTTTTTATGTGTAGTATCATACCTCTCCTTTCTAATCAATAAAACATGGTGATACAAGCCAGATAATTCCTGCCCAGACTAAGAGAATAACTATAATGACTATGCCTTCTTCAAGGATTCTGTTCAGCTTCATCTTATCTTTTGGCATCTTGGCTCACTTTTTTAGGACTAAATAACTTCATATACTCTCTAATGGTAGAGTCACAACAATTGACAACCTCTCTTATTTCTTTAAAAGAATCTCCCCACTTACAAAGTTGTCTTAATTCTCTTTTATCTGCATTAGTCATTCCACTCCCTCCTATCCTCTGTGGGGGTTAATTAAAAATAAACAATCTCACCTTCGTATCTATAGCACTTACTACATACTCGATATGGTTCACCGTAAGGAGTAGTGCCTTCTTTCCAATCATGCTCGCAATCTTCCCTTCCTTCGTGACAAACAACTTTATTGTCTTTATCCATAATTTCCCCCTCCTGTTGACTAGGCTTTTGTATCTAGACTATTTGTTTCCACAATAGAATTAACATCTATATAAGCAATTCTAGGATTATCTTTTTCAACAAAACAAATCAGATAAAATTCCACAAGTCTTCTCTTTCCTCCAGCTTCTTGTTTATAAATCGTCACAATACCACCAGTTACAAATTTTCCTGTCTTTTTACCTTTTGAATCAACAATCTCCGCTTTATATTGTTTGATTTCCATTATTCCTCCTGTTGACTAGGCTTTTAGTTCCTGTTACCCCAAAGACGGTCTGGCATCTCTACCATACCAAGTTTCTCTTTGCTGTATTGTTGTTGTAAAAACCTTTAAACAGTCTGTCATATACTGAGCTAAGATAAAATCTGGTGTATTTGATTCATTTTCTTTACTGTGACAATTTATTAAATCCTTTAACTCATTTTCAAAAGTTTGCATTTACTCCCCCCTTTAGTTCCTGTTTTAGTTCGGCTATGCGTTTACAAATATAATCTTCTAATTCTTCCCAACCCGATTGCAAAAACAGTTTCTTCAACTCCGCAATCCTAGCCTCTATCTCTCTCTTGTGGGCTGCTTCTTCCAAGAGCCAAGCAGTATTTTTGGGTATAATCTTCATACGAAGAATCTTCTCTATCTTACTCATTTTGCTCTCCATTTCTTGATGAGGTTCTCTACTTGAGTAGCAATATCGATTAGTAGTTTCTGTAAATCTTCAAAGTCACAATATTCATCAGGAACATTTATTGGCAAATTGTCCAGCTCCTCAGCACATTGGGCTTTGATTTGACTTACATGACGCCTAGCTACTTTCCTTGTCAACTTCTTTCGTTCTTCTTCCAACAGCTTTCGGATGAAGGCTTTGATGTTTCTCTTGAAATCAACCTTAGAAATCTTGCCTGATAATATTTGAGCTTGTCCTATATGCCAATAATCATCAAACTCTTTCTCCCAGTCTGTAATACTTCCCTCGCTGGCTGGTGTTGGGCGGGTGTTCCATGCTTTGATTACAGCTTCTATTTCATCTATCATATGTGTCCAAACTAGAATATGTCGTTGAGCATAACACTGCTTGCATCTTATCCAAGGTCTAATAGACTTTACTAATTCTGCCTCACCTCCACAAAACGGACACGGCTTCATCTTATCTTTTGGCATTTTGAGCCTCCTCGATATTGAAGTGTTGTATTATTAAATCTAATTGTTTGCGTCTTTCTCCATGTTGCCAAGATAATAGTGTAAATGTAATAAGAAACATAAGTACAAGAATAAGCCTGTCATCACTATTCATTTCGCTCCCTTCTGTTGACTGGGTGGCGGTGATTATCCCATAGCCATATTGCAATTACCTAGGATTCAAGCAACCTGTTTCAGCCACCGCCAACCTCACAGGTATTCAAACTATGGGTGATTTTCTTTTAGTTCCTGTTCATCTTATCTTTTGGCATTTTGAGACTCCTCATGCTCTGGTGGTTCTGGTAACGGCATCCAATGGGTTATTTGTAAACTTAGAACTATATCCCCCTTGCTTTTAAAATACTTATAAACCGTACTCCAATAAAACAAATTCATCACACTACCCTGATTCATATTTATTCCAAGAAACTCTTGCCCTGTTTTATCAGGCAACCTATCTTTAACACTAATCCATTTATATTCCATTCCGCTCCCTCCTATCCTCTGTGGGGGTTAAAGATAAAGCATCTATCGCAACACACCCTGATTTATCCGTAATCCATGCAAC